CAACGCCGTGAACGATAATAAGACCAACATCGATGCGGTGGCCGGAAATGAAATCGAAATCGACGCGGTCGTTGCGAACTCGGAAAATATAAACGCCGTTGCCGGAAATTCGTCTAATATCAACGCTGTTGCGGGAAACTCGGAAAATATCAATGCCGTAGTTGCCGACTCCGATGATATCGGCGTGGTTGCGACCGACCTCGGCTTGGGCGTTGCGTCGACCATCGGCATAGTTGCCGGATCAATAGCAGATGTCCAGACCGTGGCCGGAATCGATACAGAAGTTACCGCGCTTGCCGGTAAAACGGTTGAAATCGATGCGTTGTATGCACAACTCGATACGATTGCGGAGAAGGAAAATGTTGAGAACAAAATAACCTCTTGGCCCGAAACCCCCACCGACACCGAATATCCGAGTGCGAAGTTGGTGGATGATAGGTTTAGTGTTCTAGAGAACTCTAGTGCCAAACGTTTTGGATTACGATTTTACACAGACACGGGTTCTTTTGAGCGTATTGGTGATGCTGTTGGTTTAACCCACAGAAATCACGCAGGCTCGTACACTCCTGGTGTTATGTCTGATTTTTCACTCTATGACCCGTGGATGGGTATAAAAAAATGCAAGGTTAATTCTGATGGCCAGATTTTGTCTTGGTTTGGTGATGGTGACTACGAAACTACAGATGGAGAAGACATGGTTGTGTTTCCACGATGTTTCACTGGATGGACACCTAAGACGATTAACTCAAGACCTTGTGTCGATATAGAAGTATCCAACGTGAAACTTAATGGCTTGTATCCAACCGGCTTTGTCGGTAGTGACGGAAATATACTGAATAGATTATTCGTGGGAGCAACCAAGCTCGGCGAGTCCGGGGGCAGTCTGACCACAAGAGCCGGTATCGCACCCAAGACGAGCAAATCGATGACCAGTTTCACGACCGATATCCGTGCGAAGAGTGCGACCGCCAAGTGGCGGCTCAACGACTTCGCCGCATGGCACATGGTCACAACCCTTATGATAATCGAAATCGGAACCATGGATGTGAAGACGGCCATCGGGCCGGGCATCCAAAGCGGCATGCCCTACGGAAGCGGAGCCGAGTTCAAGTGCACCGTCAGCCAGACCGGAGCCAACTCGATTATCATAGCCAACGCAGGCGCGACGAACATGCGCGTCGGCATGGTCATGCAGGTGGGTACGTCCTATACCTCCAATGCTGTCGCCGCAGACCGCGCCATCACGCTCATCGAGGACTACGACGCATCGAACAAGACCATCACCCTCGACGGGGCGGCCTTCGATTCGGTCGCGGGCACGACCACGATTGTCAGCTGGGGACAGCCGGTACCGGCAGACCAGCTGGATGCGCTCAACGGCGAATCGGGATATATCCTCCAGTTCGACTCGGCCACCCGGAGCCACGTGTGCTGGCGGTGGGTGTGGGACTTGTGGGGCAACGTGTGGGAATGGCTGGCCGGAATCCTTCGGGTCGAGGGCAAGTTCTACATCAGTTTCAACCGTGACCTCCACAACGACTTCTCGCCGGTTGGAAAGGCTGGGTGGATAGACACCGGCTACACGCCGATAGTCGAGAATGGATACCAGAAGGAGCGTGAGGTCATCACGTACAACGACGGGCAGATTTCCTTGCCGAAGACCACAGGCGGCGCCGGGGTCGGTGCGAACACATGGTACGCCGCATACCTGTACTACTTCGGCGCCTCGTACCAGAGCGGGACGCGTGCAGTGCTCGTGTCCGGGGGCTGGGCCGACGGTTCGCTCGTCTCCCCGTTCTACTGGTTTGGCATCTTTGGTCCCTCGGACGCGAACTTCAGCATTTCTGCCCGGGCGGTCATCGAAGAGTCTTAATAAGGAGTTTGTAATGAAAAACACTAGTATACATGACAGAAAAGTTGAGGTTATTGAAAGTGGTAATGGTAAATTCTGTGCATATCTGCACACAAATTTTACTCCATTTTTGATTGAATCTGATGGAGAGCCGAGGACAGAATATCATTGCGACACATACGTTACACCTTTGTATTCTTTCCCTTCACTGCAAGAAGCAGAAGATTATTTTGCCAATAACTATGTTGACTTGGTGAATGTCATGGCACAGGCCGAAGCTGTTAAGTTGTTGAAAGCGAACGCCCAAAAAGCCCAATCCTACCTCGATTCTACCGATTGGGTTGTCGCTCAACTCGGAGAATACCAGATGCTCGGACTTGAACTTCCCGACAGGAGCGACATCCTGCAAAAACGTGAAGAAGCACGGCAGGATATCAGGGCGTATAGGGAAATGATATGAACGACAAACTATGGCACTTCACATCAAATATCGCATCCACCCTGTCCGTCGGCATCTTCTCCCCATCCCACGGCGTTGCGTTCTCCCTCGGATTGTCCGGTGGGAAGGAGGTCGGGGACTGGATGAATTACGGACAACATATCGGGGTGAAGAAATTCGCACCCATGGCCGGCCATGACATGTTTTTCAATGCTCTTGGAATCGGCGTGGGGTTTTTGATTGCATTGGTATTGCACAATCTGTTTTTCGGCGGGGCGGATTGACCTTACGGTCTGCCGAGACGACGGGACGGACCGCAAGGAGCCGAGACACCACAGAAGGAGACGACATGAACTTTCCAGAACTGGTACGGGTACTGAAATCAAAAATCACACAGCGCGACGGATACCCCGGCGAGTCGGTGCAGTCCAACGTGCAGGGATACCACGCCATGGACAGCGAGGTCTACGGACTTCCCGGTGTCGTGTGTATCCCCCCTGAAAACGTTCGGATGATTTACGTACCCTACGGAAATTCGCGTCGCGGGGCATGCGTCGGCGGTCACAACTACCAACTGTCACACGAAGCCGTCCAAGGCGACACAATCATCTTTTCCACAACAGCCGACGGCAAGACCATCAAGGCGACCATACATCTGCATGCCGACGGCAAGATATCGGTTGTCTCGGATTCCGACGTATCGGTCGCCACCGACGGAAAAATCACCGCCGACGGGACAGCAATCGAACTAAACGGAAACACCAAGGCACTGGTGACACATGCCGAACTGAATACGGCGTTGCAGGGGTTCATCACCGCGCTGAATCTGGCGTTCGCGGCCAAACTCGACGGCGGTGGGACTTCGGGTACACTGTCGCTCAATATCTCCACCTCGGCGACTACGACGGTCAAGACGGGAGGGTGAGCGTGAACGGATACCGACCACCCCATATCAGAATACCGACCCGACCGATACCACCACACATAACCAACGGAGGAACATCATGGAACTGCTGATTGTCTCGGCTCTCATGCTCGTGATATCCACGATAATCCGGGAGGATAGTCCATGAAAAATACACCCAACCGATTCGGAGATATCCGGCTCATTCCGACACCCGATGGAGCGCGTTTTTCGTTTGCCGACGGACAGCCGGAGATGGACGGCACGCTGGAAAACTCGGTGTACCTTTCGCTGTTCTGCCCAAACTGGTGGGGAAACGCGGTGTCGCGTACCGACCAGCGCATGAGTTCTACGCTCCAAGCCACGGTCAACCGTTCAAAGATTTCAAACCAGGGACGGTTGGATGTCATAGCTTCGGCGCAATCTTCCTTGGCGTGGATGGTGCAGACGGGAATCGCGTCCAAGGTCGATGTGTCCGCTGTAATCGTGGGCGTGGGAAAAATGGAATTGACGGTCGCAATCGAACAACCGACTGCCCCGCGTGAAATCCTACGATATCAAATCAACTGGGAACAACAGCAAATAGCTTCAACCAGTGGACGGATTGTGCGGGAGGTTGTATGATATACTCACCGTGTAGAGCCGGTGTAGCCGAGACGACCAGTACCCGCGGATTCCATCGGACGATTACGGGGAACCCGAACCGTCCATATGAATCAGGAGGCCATAGATGATAACGATACCGACCACGACACAGATACGCGACCAGATTATCGCAGACTACGAATCGGCCCTCGGACAAACCGTCCCTGTATCGCCACATGCGTTCATCCGCATATGGGCTGCTTGCGTCGCCGGTGTTTTGCACCTCGCCTATCGTTTCGGCGCATGGATTTATCGACAGATTTTCGCGTCTACTGCCGACATCGAAGCCCTCATGCGAATCGGTGGGCAGTATTCGGTGGTACGCAATCCGGCTGTCCGGGCGGAACTGACCGCATCGGTATCGGGCAACGCTTCGGTGGTCATCCCGATCGGGTGGACTTTCCAGTCCAACGGGGTGGTGTTCGAGACCACGGACGCCGAGACGCTCGACGGCAGTGGCGAAGGGGTTATCGATATACGGTGTTTGACCGCCGGTTCGTTGGGGAATCTCGATGACGGGGACGAACTAGAGATTGTGACCCCGATTGCAGGACTTGACAGCGAAGCGACAGTGACGGCGACCGTTACCACCGGTGAGGATGCCGAACCGATAGAGGATTACCGCGACCGCGTGCTTGCCAAGCAACAGCAGAAGCCACAGGGAGGCGCGATACCCGATTTCATATCGTGGACCAAGGAAGTGCCGGGAGTTGTTTCGGTTGTCGTGGCGCGACCGGTACCTGGGGATGTTGTGGTCTATCCGACAGTTGGCACCACCGAGGCCGACAGGATTCCCGATAGCACCAAGCTGGACGAGATTACCGCCTACATTTCCGATCCTGTCCGTTGTCCGCTGAACGCCGGAACCGTGGAGGCGTTGGCCTTTACCGAGGTCGAATTCGACGTGACATTCTCCGACCTCGTACCATCGGGTGACGGTCAGTTGCAACTCGATATCACCAACGCTGTCGAGGCGTATCTGTTGAGCCGGTTCCCGCGCCAGTATGCGGTGGTGAACAATCCGCGGGACCGAATCACGGTTATGGACCTCTCGGCGATTGCTAGGGATAATGGGGCGGAAACCGTTACCGTGACCTTGCACGATGTGACCACACCCGAAGCGGATATCGACAGCTACCAGTTGGCCGTGGATGAATTGGCGAAGGTGGGGATGATATCGTTTGTGTAGTCTTGGCCGGTTCCGGTGAATAGCCGACCGGCTAAAAAGGGAGAACTGACATGGGAATAATTTCCGACGCGCTGAAAATACTATTACCGCCCCGCCTGATATCTCCAACCGATATTCAGACCGGCGCGTTCGTCGACGGGACCGCACGCGCGATTGAACGACTGAAAAAATTCCTGTCAGATGTAACCGTCGAAGCCGACCCGACTACTACCGACGCGCTCATTTCCGCGTGGTTTGCCGAGTTGGATTTGCCATACACACCCACCGATTCGCTGATGGTGAACCGACGCCGGATAGCTGCCATACTCACAGCCGTAGGTGGCCAGTCGGTAGATTACTTGCGCGAACAACTGCAGGTCGAATTTCCGGATGTGGATTTTATTGAGCGTACGGGTGCGGATGCCGGAGACGACCCATGGAAATATTATTCGTTGACCGGATTGATCGAGACAGAACTTGAAATGGACAGGCTGAAAACATTGGTCGCCAGGTTGTTCCCCGCGTACTTGGAATACATCGATTTGATAGATGTTGCCGAGACGTACATATGGGCGGTATGCGGAATCGGACGGGTAGGAATGGCGCTGACCGGGGCGGGGTATGAGGAATGACCGGGGTGGTGATACCGAGACGGACGTACGACCGGACGGATACGGTGGACAGCGCGGTTATGCCGTGGTATACTTTTTCTGTCTGGGCTGATTCCGTACGGGCTGATTCCGGACGGGCAGATATTCCGGACGGGCGACCGACGAACTTAACGGAGGGATGAAATGAAACGAACGACAGCGACCGGCTCGATAGACGGTGCGTACCAAGACCGGAACACCGCGCTCGGGCGCGAAGGGACACTACTGACCGCCGAGGACCGAAACGCAATCCAAGAGGAACTGTGCGCCGTCATCGAAGCGTCCGGGCAGGTTCTCAACGGTGCGGATTTGGCGCAATTGCTAAAGGCCGTCGCGTTGAAATTGGGTGATGTTGCCGAGACAATCAGCGGGGTGAAGACGTTTAGTAGTATTCCGGTCCTCCCTGCCAGTGCCCCCACGACAGCGGACCAAGCTACACGCAAGGGTTATGTGGACGGACTTGACGCGCAGAACGTGAAAACCACGGGAGCGCAGACTGTCGCGGGTGTAAAGACGTTCAGCAGTATTCCCGTCGGCCCCGCATCGAATCCCACGAACGACAACCAGCTTGCGCGAAAGGCGTATGTGGATAGCACGGTGAGTAGTGGCGTAAGTGCGCACGCTGATTTGACTGATAACCCGCACAGTGTCACGGCTAGTCAGTTGGGGTTGGGGACGACCGATACGCCGACGTTTGCATCGATTACCACGGCCAGTGGGCCGAATAAACCGGTGGATAATAATGACGCATCGATGCCGACGATTGGTGTTGGTGGATTTACGTACGGCGTTTTGCCAGCACGTACTGCCAACTTAAGTGAATCATTCACACTGCCTGTTGGCGGAACTCACATGTACCACATTTGCGTTATAGGCAGAAACGAGGTATACATTGGCCGTGGGTCAGGCGGTAGCTCCACTTATGCAATAGCTGGTAACACCGGTGAACAGACAAGAATTTCCGTTTGGAGGATAGCATAATGTACGGATATTTCATAAAACGCAACGACAACGACTTCGTCATCAACGTAGAACTAAATTCCTACGGCAGTGGCTACAACGTCGTCCCCAAATCGGTAGACAAATGGAACGCCTACGACATCAACGCGGTACGACAATACGCCGACGAGAATCCAGACATGCAGGTAGTGTGGGACGAGGAACTTGGCAAGTACGTTCCGGTGAACGAGCCGGTGTTGTTGGGGGAATGACTGGTCTTTTCGGTGGAACCCGTGGACCGGACGGTACCCGCATAGCGGATACTATATTTTCTGGAGGCAGAATATGAAAAAATTGTTTAGCGGTCGGAACCGCATTACAGGAATCGCCATCGCACTCATCGTCTTGGCCGTCGTTCTTTTCGCAGGGTGTGCCCTCGAACCGGAACCAGTGGCCGAGACAATCGATACGATCATCGAGGAACCGGCGTTGTCCGACGACTTCACGGTCGCAGACGGATTTGTCATGGCCCAATCGCACGATTATTTTTATGTCAACACCATGCGCTACACCGCATCGCCATTCGCCCTACCGTTGACCATCGATAATCCGTACGCATCAGATTGCGAGGTACGTCTAACCACCGCCGACGGCATCCAATTCTGGGTGGCGATACAACCATATGGCAGTTTCACGCTCACGGATGACAGTCCGATACTAACCTATGGATATGTGATACGACGGTCGAACGACGATTTTGTCATACGGGTCAGGGTAAACGAATACGGCTCGGGGTATAATGTGGTTCCGCGTACAGTTGACCCGTGGAACGCCTATGACATCGATGATGTGCGGGCGTATGTCGCCTCGTATCCGGCGTTTGTTGTGGCGGGGTATGAGTTGTAGTTTGGTGCGCCGTTCGGATAATGACCGGTTGAATTTCGTAGGATGTCCGGATGTAATTCCGGATGAATAGTCAGAAATGACAAAGGAATGGGACATGGAACAGATTTTAACGTACGTAGCAGGTGCTAGTGGTGTTGTCGTGGCAATCATGGGGGCTATCAAGACCGCATGGAAGCCGAAACAAAAATGGTTGTACTGGATACCGGCGTCGGTCGCATCGGCTGTAGCTGCCTATCTGGTCATCGTCTTGGCCGAGGTAGCATTTACCTGGTGGATATGGCTCATAGCGTCGGCGTTGATTGCCTCTTTCGAGTTATTGGTGCAGAACGGATGGTGGCCGAAGGTGCGCGATTTCCTTGTGCTGATTATCCCCAAGCTGTTCAAAAAATGATCGGCGGAAAATTAATCCGCTGGATTAACGGATTTCGTGGCCGAGAGGTAGCAGGAGGTAGCGATGTGGAAAATTCGGAAGGGAAGCCGGTCGGATTCTGGCCGAAAACGTGGGCATTCATTAAGAAATATTCTCATATCATTATGCTTGCTCTTGGTGCTGTCGTCGGCTTCATTCTTGGTCGCAGACCCGATGGACGAGTTGTCGCTGATTTTGAGCGACTACGTGCAGACAACCAACAGCTTGTCGACCAGATTCACCGGCTTCGAGAAGAACTTGAATCAAGCATCGAACGTCATAAATCTGATGGGCGACAGATTGTCGACCTTAGAAACCAATTGGATGACGCAGAGCGAATCCTACAAGACGCAAGAGCAGGTGTCGAATCTGGCGTTGGAGATATCGACCGACTCCGTGAAACGAATCGACGTCTTGGAGAGTGGATACAAAAGTATGGAACGCAGGTTGAATTGGTCGACGACGATAAATAAAATCCTTGCGGGGGTTGTGCTGGCGTTGGCCGGTGGATTGGCGTGGTCGATTGCGGTGAACTGACCAGACGGTGATACCGTGCTGGACCGGTGACTGGAATAATAAATCGGGACCCTTTCGGGTCCCTTGTTTTTGCCTAGACATGTAAAATTAACTGTGGCGTAATTCTTGGCCGTCTGGCTGGACTTTCCGCGGTCTCCCACCCTTCTTGCCGTTTTCCCGTGCGGCGTTTACCTTGGCCTCGCTAGTGGATTTACCACCCTTTTTTCCGTAGGTGGCGTAATCGGGTTTTCCTTTCATGTCGTGGCCTCCGCATTGAAATATACTTGGTCTGCAAGCGGCATTATCACCACCTCTATCCATCCGTTTTTCGACATCGAATTCTCGTCGGCAACTTCCTTGAATATCGCCGGTCGTCCACGTCCTGCAAGCGGATGATGGATTGTGTAGACGTACCCTTTCAGCTTTTCCAAGTAACGAATGTTGAACCCTACCGGCAACGCCTTGACCACCTCGGTCATACCGGCAAGCGAATATTTGGTAAGGTCGAAATTCTCGACATCCACACGCTCACCAAGGTCGTTGAACCGATGGAGAATAACCGGCTTGGTATCGGTCGGATACGCACGCTCGTAGTTTACGATATCCCCATCCTCGAATGCGACCAGCACCTTGCCCTCCATGCGGATGAAGCAATCCTTGCCTATCACGGAAAGCGGATTATCTTGTGGCAAGTGGAACAACGCCATCGCGTGTCCCTCGGTTCCAAACAGTATCGACTTTTTATGGTTGTACATCATGGTGTCTCGGAACGCATGGTATCCTCTCGGTAACACCTTGGAAAAATTGTTTACAAATTTCACCCTGTCGAAGAATTCCTTCACATCATAGAATCCATGCCTGTTCTCAATAAACGTAATTGGCTTTCTCATTTTGCAACTCCTGTCTTTTGCATTGACGCTTGATTGGTACCGGACGGGCCGTCCATCACCTTGCGAATCCTCATAATCTTGCGCTCCTTGGACCGGTCGTAATCACCGAATTTCCGAATCGAGCGTTCCAGTACTTCGATTTGCCGTTGGTAGCTTGTATCTCTCACCTGTGTGCCTCCTTGCCTATTGGCTGTTTTGTATGGGTGGTCTGGCCGGATGTGTGGCCGAGACGTCCGGTGATACCGGAGAAATACCCCATCACGATATCCTCTAGTCGTCCGGGGCCGTATTCTGAAACATAGTCCCGTGCATCATGCATATCGATGCCAAGCAGCATGAGTGCGTGGATTGCCCGACGGTCGCGTATGAATTTCTGTGCTGGCGTGTTCGGCGGTATCTGACCGACGGTGGTTCCGTGGTTCTCGGTGACGCTGTATTGTCCCGATCCGTGGTTGGTGATAGCTGTCCGTGAAATTGCGATTGCTTGGGTGCGTGTCATTTAATTGGCCTCCTAGTTTTTTCCGCCGTGGCGGTTTGGTTATTGATTTCTCCAACAATCCGAATACTTGCCCATGGCGCACTTTGCACCACGAACCGTGTCATACTCTTTTTTCGTTCTCTTACCGACCGATGATACCAGCCTAAGTGTTGCCGTTCCGTTGCGGTGTCCCTCTATCGAGGCGGTGTGTCCGTAAGAATCTTTGTAATAGGTTTTCATCTTTCGTATCTCCTTTCCTTTTCTCTATACCTATCTTAAACCCAAGCCTTTTATATGTCAATACTATTTTTCAATTATTTTCTAAATTTTTCCACTTGCATAAAATCCAGACCGGTGCTACGATATCCACAGACACGGAACAGACCGGCGACATACCGGTAACTGAACGGAAACTGAATGGCAACACGAATCACAGGAGGCACGACATGAAAGAAACGGTATCGGTCAGACCACAGATGACCAAGGACGAATACGCGAAGGTGAAGGAACACGTGGAGTCACGGGGCATGAAGCTACAGAACTGGTTGCGTGGTGCGATACTGGCGAAATACGTATCGGAAAGACAGAAAATGAATACCAACATTGTCTTGGCCCCCGTTCCCACCGGTAGCGAATCCGCCCAGACACCCACAGAATCATCGGAATCAATCGACAACAAAACCCAGGAGTAGTTATGCCAACCAAACTCAAGGCCGACACCTCCATGTTGAAGCGTCGGTTGACCGACTATCTGTCGGCAAAGGGCATACGCACACAAGACGGACGTTTCGCCTGTCCACGCCATGAGGACAAGCACCCATCGGCAACGGTCTACGACGGGGAACGGCTATACTGCCCCGTGTGCGATACCACAGACGACATTTTCGATGTGTCGGGCGTGCTGCTCGGTACGACGGTTTTCCGTGACCAGATTGCCGACATCGAACGGACGCTAGGAGTCATAGCCACAACAGGCGACTACGATTTGGAACCGGCGAATCCCGGAACGGAGAAACCCGGGACGGGAAAACCCGGGACGGGAAAGAAACGCGAACCGGCTGTTGTGGTTCCGCTGGAACTAAAGGAAGCACGGAAAATCTACACCACAGAACGGCTGACCAGTATGGGGCGTTTCATATCCAAGCACGACGACGCTATCTTGGCGACCGCTTGGCCGTACATCGATTTGCAGGGGCGCACGGTGTTGGTCGATGCACGGTTTGAATTCTCCGTTTCCGATTCCGTTTCCGATTCCGTGCCGGATTCGACGGGAGCCGAGACTGGAGGAACACGGCGCGACAAAATCGTTCTGACATTCTACTACGACGGGCACCAAATCCGGGCGAAAAATCCACCGGTGCTTCTATACGGTCTGGAGAATCTGGATACCTCCGGGCGTGGACCCGTATCCACCGGACCGAACGGCCCCAAAAACGGATCATGGGGCGCCGGCCAAGCAATCTGTTTCCATGAGGGGTGCAAGTCGGCAAAATCAGCGACCGTGATTCCAGGATTCGCGCACATGGCATGGAACGGCGGGTGTAAGAAAGCGTCGTTGGTAGACCTGTCACCACTGACCGGATTCGCCGGAAAAGTATACCTGTACCCCGACGACGACGAACAGCGGAACCGTCTCGGCGGAATTATCCCAAAGCTCGACCAGCCGGGAATAGCTGCCATGCTCACCCTTGCCAAGCGACTCGGGAAAATGGGAATCGAAGCGGTGGTTGTCGAACCATACCCAAAGGCGCGTGAGATAAAATCATCGGGTGCCGATATCGTGGAGGCCCTACAGGTTGCAACACCCGAGGAACTGGCGAAATGGATTGCCGAAAATCCGTTGACCGAACCAGAACCGTCCCGGCACGTTTCTGACACAAAATCGGAAAGTGTCGAAGTTGACGGAAATTTTGGAAGTGTCAATTCTGACGGAAATTCTGGAACTGTCAATAATAACACAACTAATGGAACTGTCAACAACCACTCCGGCACCACTGGAACCGACGAGATACCGGACGGAAACACCCCGGACGGAAAGGAATACGCACCATCCCGCGCATCGGACGCGAACCCGTTCCCACCGTTCATCACCTTGGGAAGCGACGGCGACAAGCTGTGTTTCATCGGCGTCGGTGGCTCGTTGATGCGCTACAACCCGGGTTCACTGACCAAGACGCAATTGCTCACCTTGGCACCGCTGACATTCTGGGCGACCGAGTACCCGCTAAAATCGGGGGTAGATTGGGAGACGGCAATCGACGACGTGATTCACTACAGCCTGACACGCGATTTCCAACCCGACCGCGTTCGTGGATGCGGGGCGTGGCGTGAAGAACACGGGAAGAAAACATATTACGTCTACCATGACGGTAAAAAGCAATTCTGGTATCCGTCCAAACCCAAGGACAAGTCCCCGCACATCTATATCAAACGTCCGATGGTAAGCATGGGACTGGATTCGCGCCCGGCTGACAAGACCATCAGGCGCGACATGTACGACATGGTGGCCTCCCTGTCTTGGGCAACAAAATCAGATTGTCTGCGCGTCATGGCATGGGCCGCGTTGTCCCCGTTCTGCGGTGCCCTACCGTGGCGACCGGCTGGATTGCTCACAGGCGAATCTGGATCGGGAAAATCCACCATAGCGAACTTGGTACGCAAACTTGCCAACCCGTTGTGGCTGACCGGCGGGGAATCGACCGAGGCCGGAATCCGCCAATCCATAGGAGTTGATAGTCGCAACCTCGTCTTGGACGAGGCCGACACCGACACGGACGCGAAGAAACGGAACATGATGAACACGTTTTCCCTGATGCGCCAGTCGACAACCGATGACGCACCGGCTGTGGTAAAGGGAACGATGCACGGACAGGCGACCAGTTTCAGTATGAAGAACATGTATTTGTTCATGTCCATCGACCCCGAGATTGACGCCATTGCCGACGAGAACCGGATGTTCCGAGCGAAGATGGTAAAATCAGCAGGGCGCGATTGGCTTGATTCAAAGGACAGCACGGGTAAAGTCGTGTTCGAGGGCAAGCAGTCCAAGTTAAATCGGATTATCACCGACGAGAATTGCGCCCGGGTGCGGTCGTTCACATGGCAGAAGTTGGGGCACATTGTTGCCGATGCTCCACGATTGGCGAATATGATTGCCGAGGTCACAGGCCGTGATATCCGATGGTCCACGGGCGAGGCGTTGTTGTTGAGTGCGTATTTTTGCGTATGGCGCGACGCGTTCCCCTCGGACAAGGCCGCGATAAAGGTTATCGAGCAGTTCTATGATGCGTCCCCCACCGAACCGCAACGCAACGACGCCGAGGAAATCATGGACCGGCTGTTGGACGAATCGATTGTGATACCCGAGACACGGGAAAATGTTACCCTGCGGTATGTGCTGACCGCGATTTACAAGCGTGGGGTTCCTGCCGAGGGAGTGGCGTATCCCGACGGACTGAAATATTTGCAGAGCGACGAACTGATGAAGTACAAGAAGGTCGCCAATGCTTTCGGGGTCAGTGTTCAGCGGAACGGGGATGTCGCTATTGCACACAACCACCACCGGATCATGAATATCTTGCGTGTGAGCCGTGGGTATCATATCCGTTTCGAGCGTCATCCGTTGGCGCGTGGAAGTGCGGTGACGACCATCGACGGGACGAGCAGGCGTGCGGTTATTTTCACCGAAGAGTTGTTGAGTAGCGGCGGAAAGGTGCCGTTTTAGGCGGTCGGAATGGCCGGGACGAAAAATAACAGGGGGATATTAAATGGAGCGTATGGAGTTATTTAATGATCATTTTCAGAACTACAAAAGGTATGGTATTCCCAAGGCACAATTACTAATTGCAGATATACCATACAATATAGGTAATAACGCATATGGTAGCAATCCTTCTTGGTATATAGACGGAGATAATAAAAATGGAGAAAGCAAACTTGCTGGAAAGACATTTTTCGATACTGACGAAAGATTCAAAATACCTGAATTCTTCCATTTTTGTAGCCGTATGTTGAAAAAAGAAAGTAAGACGAAAAACGATGCGCCTTGCATGATAGTTTTTTGCTCTTTTGAACAACAGTTTGAATTGATAAAACATGCAAAGGAAAACGGATTCGATCATTACATAAATCTTGTTTTCAGAAAAAATTTCTCCGCACAAGTATTAAAGGCTAATATGCGCGTTGTTGGAAATTGCGAATATGGCCTCATACTTTATAAAGAAAAGTTGCCAAAATTCAGAAATAATGGAAACATGATATTCAATTGTATGGATTGGCCTAGAGATACCGAAACACCTAAAATCCACCCGACCCAAAAACCAGTTGCCCTCTTGGAAAGACTTATAGAAATTTTTACTGATAAAGACGATGTTGTTATAGATCCTGTTGCCGGTAGCGGAACCACACTGCTTGCAGCTATGAATATGGGAAGAAGGGCATATGGATTTGAGATAAAGAAAGATTTTTGCAAAGAAGCAAATGAAAAAATATTGAAAGTTTATCAACCTTCATTATTTCAAGGAGGCCAAGAGTGAGCGCAAAAACAGAAAAGAAAATTCGCAAAATCTACAACCGTCGGCTGGATGCTGTGGCAGGGCGTGACTTCGACTTGTATCACCGGCTGATGACACGTTCGATAGCGCGGTATCGGGTGGCGGTCGTGTTGTTGTCGGTATCGACTGTCGTGGCGGTCGCTCTCGGGGTGGTGCTATGAAACTCCGCGACTACCAACTCACGGCGATACGTGACCTACGTCAAGCCCTATCGGCCAACCGGTCCGCGTGCCTACAGATGCCCACAGGATCGGGAAAGACCGCCACGTTTTCGGCTATCACCGAACTGGCGACCGCACGCGATACGCGGGTATGGATTATCGTACCGCGCAACGAACTGCTCCAACAATCGAGCGACAGTCTGACGCGCGTCGGTGTCGCACACGGTCGAATCTCGGCTGGCACGAACGAGAGCCGGGCGTATCTCGTACACATAGTATCAAAGGACACCCTGACACGCCGATGGGACCGCATCAAGAACTGGCCGAACCTGGTTATCATCGACGAGTGTCACCTGAACCTGGATTTTCAGATTTCGCTACGTGAGCATTTGCCGGATACGACAAAACTCGTCGGGGTGACGGCAACACCGGAACGACTAGACGGGCGCGGACTATCCACCCAAGCCGGGGGCGTGTACGACGTGCTGGTCAAGGGACCGGATATCCCTGAACTGGTACAGCGCGGATACCTTACCGGCGTGCGGTATTTCTGTCCACCAATCGACGGGCTGGCAGATATCCACCGCAAGGGGACCGAGTTCGACGGCGACGAACTGGACGCGCTGTTGTCCCGGCGGGCTGTGTACGGCAAGGCAATCGACCACTACCGCGAACACGCGAACGGAAAGGCGTGTCTGGTATACTGCCGGTCGGTAAAGGTAGCCTACGACATGGCCGAGCGATTCCGGCAGGCAGGGTATCGCTTCGAGTGCATCGAGGGGAACATGGGATATGAGAAACGTCGGGCGCTTATCGAAGGACTTTCCGATGGACGTCTACACGGGTTAACTTCTTGTGAGATAGTCACGTATGGCGTCGACATACCGCGGGTGGAGTGTCTGATAATGCTCCGTCCAACGTTGTCGCGCGTGCTGTTTTCCCAGATGGTCGGGCGCGGTCTAAGACCGTATACATCCGACGGGGTGAAAAAACAGACGTGCATAATACTGGACCACGTGAATAATTTAATGAGCCACGGGCACCCGCTTGGGGATTACATCTGGTCGTTCGACGGGCGCGAAAAGCAGTCTGCCAAGAAGGGCGACAGCGAAGCCGTGCTGAAAATGTGCCCCGAGTGCTTTCTGTATTATGAAGGATCCGTTTGCCCCAACTGCGGACACTACGGACACCGGGAAAAGAAGTATGACGAGCAGGTGATTGATGGTCGGTTGGTCGAGGTCGGGGCGCTACCGTTGAAGGAAAGGCCACAGGAGGAACGGCGGTCGTATGAGCAGCGCATCGAGGACTGTGTGGCCCAGTACCGAATCGACGGGGGCGCGGTGAAGGAATTGTTGAAACTCGCCGGAGAGTTGGGCTACAGCCCCCTGTGGGTGTATCATCGGTTGTCCGAGGGTATGCGTGCGGTGAATGTTCCGCTGGTGCATGAGATTGGACGAATCAAGGGGTTCAAGTCGGGGTGGGCGTATTTCACGATCAAGAATCTGCGGGGTGCGAGGAGTGCGATATGAGAATTTTGGCCGAGACGAACGAACGGGGGCAACCGCTCCCGTTTTTATTTACCAGAATCCACTTCGCGCAACACCGTAAAAATTCCACCCATGCGCCGGATCAACTCCCCAACCTTCTTCTGTCTCGGCCTAAGGTCGCCGGTGGCCTTCACTTCGATACCGGTGAATATCGCTACACGCCTTCCTACCATATCCAAAGTTACCGTGACGGATGTAAAACCGCAAATGTCCGGCGTACCCTCCGGCGCACCGTGAAACGCCCGTGCCTTTCGCAACAACAAATCCCCTGGATACATTTTTACTGCCGTGGGTTTGGACACCCTGACGCTATCGGAGCCAATCCATCCCATACCGGAATTGATGCGGAACAATCGTTCGTTGCGCTTGTCCATATTCAGCAGTCGCCATTTAATCAGCGCGTTTTCCTTGATACCCATGGTTCCCCCATATTGCGTACCACCGAGACACCGACGGTCATTTCATCGTCCCAAGTTTCAATTTCGCCGAGCGTATGAAAGCATCGGCCATGATTTTTTCGGTTCCGTAACGCCTGAACGCTTCGGTATACCAGTTGGTCGCGGGGATTTTCACCGATGACGATTCAAGGTTGCGCAGCATCTTTAATTTTCTGTTGCCGTGCGTCCGCTCGTAGATTCCGACCGGACGGTTCATACCCCTGGCACGGCCAGCAAAATACCGGCCACCCTTTCCGTCGAGGTTCCCGATTTGGTTCATTGCGTAGCGTTTCAGAATCGAGCGGTTCATGTTTCCACCACGGGCGTTCGGTATGGGTATGGGAATCTTTTTTTTCTTGGCCTTGACGCGCATGCCCTTGTCCTGCTTCCACAGATAATCCGAGTTGGATCCGACCAACGAATACATCCGTCGGATATTCTTACCACGTGCAACACCGAATTGCCGAACCGAGTTGGTCGTGTAGGTGCGCCTGACGATGACTTTTTTCTTGACGTTCGCCTTGGCGTGTATGGCTATCAGGCGTGCCGGTTCATTCAGCGCGTCGGCAATCGCATCGGGTAGAGCGGTACCGCCGAGACGACGGAGTTTATCGACGTATATTTTCGTATCGGCTTGTACCAGTATGTTCATGCGTTCTCCTGTGACGTCGGTCCGTTGCGGTCCGGTTAAGACCGGTCCGGTCCGGTCACGGGAAAAGTGTAGCATATAATCTGTATCGGGTAAAGAAAAACCCCTCCGGGGAGGGGTTGGGTGTAAATTGCCGGTAGATTAAATTATAGCAACCCCTCCCCGTACACGCATTCCTGTATCTCGGCTGAACCGAACAGGTCTGCTTGTGATATGTGCGTCTGGTATCTTTTTTCCTGCGCCTCCCAATAATCCTTGTCAATCTCACAGCCCTCGAAGTCAAACCCCATGTCATGGCAAGCTATGCGAATAGAGCCGGAGCCGACGTGGGAATCGAATATCTTATCGCCCGGGTGAGCGTACCATTGCAGAAGTTTCTTATACAAATATATCGGCTTTTGCGTTGGATGGAATCGAACATCATTTTTTGTTCCTTGAGGTGCGCACTCGATAATTTTAGCGTTTCCAGATATATTTGTCCAAGCATATTCGGCCATCGCCATTGAAAAGTTTTCACTGATAGTTAGTTTTTTCCACACAATGAAATTCCTTGATGTCGGAAGCGGAAAATAGTTTCCACCCCAGATAATTGCTTGTTTTGATATCCTGAAAAGTTCTTCAAAATATTCAGGCGGTGGAGCGATATCCCAATGATTTATATTGCTTCCATATTTGCTTGCCCAAGTTCCATCAGTGCGAGATATCTCATACTTGTCAAAGCGACCTCCGAAACGGGAGCGATTCTTCGTTGTCCAATCTGGAGCTGTTGGATT